GTGCAGACAGCAACGCAAGGCGGCGTGACCTTGGCCTCTACCACCTCATCACAAGATGACCTGAATGCGGCTCTGGGCACAAAGCCGGAAGACAATTCGTCCGCGGCCGGCGCTGACGTTTCATCGGGCGCCCAGGCTGAAAGCGAACCCGCTTCGGACACGGGTACACCGGAGAGCGAACCAGAGCAGGGAAAAGCGAGAGGCAAAGGCGGATTTCAGCGCCGCATCGACAAGCTGACCAGGGAGAGAACACAAGCTCTGGAATTGGCCGGGCAGGAACGCCAGGCGCGGTTGCGACTGGAGGCGCAGTTGGCCCCGCGTCGCGGGACTGGCACGCTGCAGCCGGACCATCCCGGCGAGGCTGATCCGAAGCCTGGCGAAGAGCAGTTCGAGACCTGGGAGGACTACACCGAGGGGTTGACCCGCTGGGCTGCTCGCCAGGAAGCGAAGGCACTGAAGCAGAGGGAGCTTCAAGCCGAGGCCGAAGAGGCTGCAAACCAGCGTTTGAGGGAGACCTTCGATACGCACAACAAGCGCCTCAACGCGGCAAGGCAGCAGTACAAAGACTGGGAGCAGGTGGCGCAGTCGCTGGAAGATGGCGGCGCCATTCCGCAATCCGTTGGTCTGGCCATGATTGAGCTGGAGAACGGACCGGCGGTGATGTACCACCTGGCCAAGAACCCGGGACTTCTGGCCAAGCTGAATGAGATGAGCGAGGTGCGGGCGGTTGCTGAGATCGGCCGCATCGCAGCATCGGTCGCCGGCGACTACTCTGCCGCTGGTAAAGGCTCTCCTGAAACCTGGCCCGTGAGCACCGCCCCGGCGCCGATCAAGCCGGTAGGCGGCTCCGCAACCAAAGCAGCGACGGATCCTTCCAGGATGCCACTTGCGGATTACATCAAGTGGAGGAATGGCGGGGGCGGGCGCTGACCGATAACGGAGAAATTGGCCGCAGATTTGCGCAGAATACGCAGATCAAACAAGTAAATTTAGCCGCGAATCAACGCGAACAACACGAATGGGATTCTTCACTCTGGGGTTCTGGGCCTGACTTTGATTTGATTCCCCTCATTCGCGTTGATTCGCGGTCGTTTCCCCACTGCGTTTTTCTGCGTAAATCTGCGGCTAACAACTCCTGAGAGAGAGATTCGATGGCAAATACATTGTTAACGATTTCGATGATCACGCGGGAGTCAGCCCGGGTGCTCGTCAACAACTTGGGGTTCGCCAAGAAAGTGAACCGCGAGTACGACGATCAATTCGCCGTCAAGGGCGCAAAGATCGGCAACACGCTGAACATCCGCAAACCGCCCCGCTACATCGGTCGCACCGGTGATGCGCTTGCGATTGAAGATGCCACCGAAACCAGCGTGCCCCTGGTCCTGACAACGAAGTTTGGCGTGGACCTTGCCTTCAGCGTAACCGACCTGGTGCTGAGCATTGATGATTTCTCCAAACGATTCATCAATCCTGCAGTGGCCAAGATCGCCAACAAGATCGATTTCGACGGAACCCTGCTGTACCAGACGGTGTACAACACCATCGGCACGCCGGGAGCGGTACCCAACCAGGCGCTGACTTACCTGCAGGTGAACCAGCGGCTCAGTGAAGAGGCCTGCCCGTTTGAGAGCCGCAACATCTGCATCACTCCGGCGATGAACGCCACGATCGTGGACGCTCTCAAAGGACTGTTCCAGGCCAGCGACAAGATCCGCGAGCAGTACAACAAGGGAATGATGGGCGAAGGCCTGGGTTATGAGGGGTGGTATCTCGATCAGAACCTGCGCACGCATACCGTTGGTCCGCTGGGCGGGTCGCCGGTAGTGAACGGCGCGGGACAGACGGGATCCAACCTGGTCACCAACGGCTGGACGGCGGCTGCGTCCAATCGGCTTAAGAAAGGCGATGTGTTCACCGTTGCCGGCGTGAACGCGGTGAACCCGCAGAATCAGCAAGACACCGGCGTGCTACGCCAGTTCGTGGTGACCGCCGACGTGAACTCGGATGGCGCAGGAAACGCGACGATTCCGATTTCGCCGGCCATCACCGTGGCGGGTCCGTTTGCAACCGTGACGTCTTCGCCGGCGAACGCGGCCGCCATCAGCGTGCTGGGTGCGGCCGGCACCAAGAGCCCGCAAGGCCTGGCCTTCCATGCTGACGCATTCACGCTGGGCATGGCGGATCTGCTCTTGCCGCGCGGCGTTCATGGAGCGGATCGGGTCAGCGACAAGCAACTGGGGGTTTCCGTGCGTTTGGTGGAAGCCTATGACATCAACCAGGACCGTTTGCCTTGCCGCACCGACGTGTTGTACGGCTTCGCTCCGGTCTACCCCGAGCTGGCTTGCCGGCTGGCAAGCTAAGCGGAGAAGATCGGGTGATCGGGTGATCCGGTGATCGGGTGATCGAAGGCCAATCGCTGCAGGTTTAACAGACCAAGAGCAGTTCGCTGAATCGCTCACGATAACGCTCGCTAATCCTGGTTTGCGTTCTTAGTAAATCGGGGTGGTGCCTTTCCGATCACCAGATCACCGGATCACCAGATCACCCGATCTCTTATTTCCGCTGAGGACTTTGAAAGGGACAAAACTATGGCTGAACCAAAGAACCTGCCCATTGATTATCGATGGAGGCCGGAGTTGGGCGTCCGGGACAGGAATCATGTGCTCAAGAATGGCGAGTACGTTGAGATCGAGTACGAGCACAAGGAGTTCCCCAAGTTCAAGTACCACGCTGATTACGTTCCCGTGAAGGAAGAGGGCGTGGAGTATCCGTTCACGGCGCATGCGCAGCTCGTGAACAGCGCAGTTGAGGAAACTGAACTTGGTCCGGAGTGGAAAGATTTTCCCGCGGAACACAACATTGTCACTGCGCCGGATGCGGAAGAGGTGGCCAGCCGGCAACGGAAGAGCGCTGCAGCGGGCGCCAACTGGAGAGCGGCAGCGGCCCTGCCGGCGGTCACGATCACGGATCATCATGTGGCCTTCCTTCGGGCTCAGGGAATGAACATCTCGAGCTTGCCGGAGGCCTATGCCTTTCTGGCTACGCTGAGCTCGGCGCAGATGAAGTCACTGCTGGATGAAGCGGAGGCGTGGAGCGGTGAAGCGGTGGAGTCGGGCAAGAAAGTGAAAAGGTAGGGCTCAGGAACGATGGTTCGCAGCCCCGCCCGACGTTCCGCAAACCCAGCATCTTATTCAACGACCGTAAGACGCGATAACGGTCAAACTACAACTCGTCATCCCGAACTCCGTCCATTCGGGCGCGCTGTCATCAGCGCCCGAATAGGAGTGAGGGACCTTGCGCTTTGCCGCGTGCATTCAAGGGGCTGAGGAGCACAAGGTCCCTCCGGCCTACGAGCACGCTGATGACAGCGCGTGCTCGTTTACGGCCGTCGGGATGACGACGCATTTGAAGTTTTGGCGCTCTTACACGGGCCGCGTGAGTCGTGGGTAAACACCCAAAGGGAATCGAGCGCCGTAGGCGGGGCACCCTTTAAGTGCATGATGGCGATAGGGACCCCTCTGCCCCGGCTGAAGCCTGGGTTTCATAAATAATGCTTCGGGGTTTCAGGAAAATCAAATGACCGGCCAGGACCTAATTTCGAGTTCGTTACGGTTGATAGGTGCGCTTGCCAGTGGAGAGACGCCTTCGGCTGCTGAGGCTGCCGACGCGCTGGTGATCCTGAACCAGATGCTGGACGCGTGGAGCGCGAGCCGGCTGACGATCTTCACGCTCAGCCGCCAGGTATTCACGCTCCAAGCCGGCAAACAGAGCTACACCATGGGCGCGGGCGGCGACTTCAACGTGGCGCGTCCGGCGAGGATCCAGTACTGGTCGATCATCAGCAACCAGAATCCCGGGCAGCCGCTGGAGCTGGCGTCCAACTCCGACTTCCTTACGGACGAAGAGTGGCAGGAAATCCGAGTGAAGAACATCACCGGGTCGCTGCCGCGCAAGGTTTACGACGATGGCGGATTTCCACTGCGCACGTTGAGCTTCTGGCCAGTCCCGGATAATTCTTCGGTACAGACCGCGCTCTACACCTGGAACAGCTTGCAGCAATTTGTCGATTTGGTGACGGACTACAACTTTCCGCCAGGGTATGCGGAGGCCATCAAGTACAACTTTGCCATCCGCCTGGCAGCGGAGTGGCCAGGGACCTTGTCGCAGGCAACTCCAATCCTGGCCCAGCAGGCACTGGCGAATATCAAGTCGATGAACGCGCCGGTGGCGAAGTTGGGGTGCGATGAAGGGATTACTGGCGGGGGTGGGACGTATAACTGGCTGGCGGACCAATAGATTGGGTAAGTGGGTAAATTGGGATGGAGCGGCAATGGATTCTCTGCGAGGGAAGTTGAAGGCTTATACGGATCTGCAATGTCCTATCACGGGGCCGGGCGTGCGGCGGCTTGAGGAGTTGTTAATCGCGATTGTGGAGCGGCTTGAGCCGGAGGTGGAGGGTTGTTGTTGTGGACATTGCAAGTCGGGCGCTCGCCGCGCATAACAAGGATGGAGCATCACTGGCATGATCGTCGCAACTATATATACATGTGCATGTGCCGTCTCTCCGGGGCCTTGTGAGAGCCACGTCCTTAAACTCAAAACTCGTCATCCCGAAACCCCGTCAATTCGGGCGCGCTGTCTTCAGCGCCCGAATAGGGGTGAGGGACCTTGTGTTTTGCCGCCTCTATTAAGGAGTGAAGGAGCACAAGGTCCCTCCGGCCTACGAGCGCGCTGATGATCACCCCAGCACGCGAAGCGCGTGCCGGGGACCCCGACAGAAGGCGCGCGCTCGATTAACGGCCGTCGGGATGACGACGCATTTGAGACTCTGGTTCTCTCACACAGACTCTGCGGGGCTCTTCCGCTTGTTTCTCTTACCCAGCCCTTACGGGATGGTCCCGCAATTGCGGGATCATGCCGCGCCTCTGGCGCTTAATCCTTCATTGCGATTGCTGAGTCTTTGACAGTCTTGACTCTCTGCAGCTGAACTGCGAATAGAACATGGCACGTTTTGGATTTTGTGGTCCAACCTATTCAAGCCAGTCGCTCATTGCAGATGCGCAGCGGTGCGTTAACTTCTATCCCGAGGTGATTGAGAGCCAGCTTGGTAAGAGCATGGTGGCGTTGTATCCGGCGCCGGGATTGAAGGTTTTCTGCACGCTGGCGGGGCCTTCAGTTCGCGGACAGTCTGCGATCAATGGACGCTGCTTTGCCGTCTCGGGAGGTGTGCTCAGCGAGGTGTTCGGCAATGGAACGTCGGCGGCTTTGGGAAATCTTGCCAACGACGGGCTTCCGGTGTCGATGGCGGCAAGCCCCACACAACTTCTGGTTGCCAGCGCCGGCCACGGGTACGTCTATGACCTGGGCTCCGGCGTTTTCACTGCTGATCCGGCCAACCTGGTGAATCCCGCGATGGTGGCCTACTTCGACAGCTACTTTGTAGCGGTTCAGGGAGGCACCAATAGATTTCAGATCTCCACTCCGCTTGACGCCACGAACTGGAGCGGTCTGAACGTGATTCCTATTCAGGTCTTTCCCGACAACCTGGTGGCGATCGTGGTGGACCATCGCGAGATGTGGGTGTTCGGACAGACCAAGAGCACGGTGTATTACGACTCGGGAAGCTCGAGCATCTTCGATGTCAATCCCAACGCCGGCGTGATCGAACAGGGGTTGGAGGCGGCGGCAAGCCCGGCCAGGCTGGACAACACGGTGTATTGGCTGGGCGTGGACGAGCGCGGAGCGGCTGTTGCGTATCGGGCGAACGGCTACACGCCGCAGCGGATCAGCAACCATGCCATTGAATGCGCGTGGTCGCAGTATCCCACACGGAAAGATGCCATCGGCTACAGCTACCAGGAGCAGGGGCACAACTTCTGGGTGCTGCAATTTCCTTCGGGCAAAGCGACCTGGGTCTTCGATGCAGCCACGCAGATGTGGCACGAGCGAGCCTACCTTAATAATGGAGCGCTCGAGGCCCACCTGGGACAGAACCACGTTTATGGGTTTGGTAAACACCTGGTGGGCGACCGGCAGAGCGGAAATATCTACCAGATGTCCTTGTCGTTTTATGACGATGCGGGTATGGCCATACGCCGGATGCGGCGCGCTCCGCATATCTCGGTGGAGCAGCAGTGGATCTTCCACAACCAGTTGCAGGTAGACGTTGAAGCGGGCTTGGGGCTGCACAGCGGCCAGGGCTCCGATCCAAAGCTGATGCTGCGCTGGTCTGACGATGGCGGAAAAACCTGGAGCAACGAATCCACGGCCAGCGCCGGCAAAGCGGGCCAATACAAGGCACGCGCTATCTGGCGCCGGTTGGGTCGCTCGCGGGATCGCGTCTACGAGGTCTCAGCTAGTGACCCGATTCCGTGGCGCATTGTGGATGCGTACTTGATGGCGAGCCCGGGATATGATCCGCAGCCGCGGGCAGCGGCGGAGTATGCGAAGAGGAGCTAAAAGATCGGGTGATCCGGTGATCTGGTGATCGGGTGATCGGAACGGCCTTTTTCTGAAATCCCGAAGTGCAGCGAGGGATCCCTATAACAACGAGCAACCTTGGTTGTTGCCCCGCCAAGCTTACGAAATGCTCAAAGGGTACCCTCCCATCCCTAGCGTAATGATAGAGATCCCTCGCTCACGCTTCGGGATTTCAGAAAAAGGATCGCGATGACTAGTGATCCCTTTGTCGGTCGGGATTTCAGAAAAATGGGTTACATCCGATGACAGTTTCAACTAAGCGGCCGCCTCCGATACGGCATCCGCAGTACGCGAGCGACTTGACGCCGCTCCCTAATCAGGATCGCCTGGAGAAGCCTTGGGCCAACTACTATCGCGATCTTTCCACGGGGACGATCGGTGAGCCGAACTTTGTGGATGGCGAAATCCCTGCTGGCGTGATCAACGGCGTGAATGGGGTTTTCACGCTGGCCAATGCGCCGAATCCGGCGGCTAGCCTGCAATTGTTTCGGAATGGGCAGAAGCTCAGCGTTGGAGCCAGCTACGCGTTGATCGGCAAGACTATCAGCTTCATTGCACCGCAGATTCCTGTGACGGGAGACATTCTTGAAGCTAGCTACCGGTATTAGAAAGATCGGGTGATCTGGTGATCGGGTGATCGGAAAAACCGAGGTCGGGGCAGGCTGGCGTGCAGCACCGGGGCACATAGTCCAACCAAGAAACACCGGCGAGTGCGCCGGTGCCACACGTGCATGGTCGCGATCGCATAGAGTTCGCGTTCAGGGCCTTCTGGGCAATTCTTCAAAATATTCATGAGACAAATTGGCAGTTTGCTGAGGGCCGTCTTGGTCGGCGGAGCTTTGCTTGCGGCTAGCACTGCTTGTCCGGTCCGTGCAGGCGCGCAGCAGATTGATTACAACACGCAGATCAAGAACAAGCCTTCGGCCATCGGTTTTCCTATCGCCTCGGATCACATTCAATTTGTCTCGCCCAATGGCAATGACGCCAATGACGGATTGAGCTGGGCCTCAGCCAAGCTGACATGCGCTGCCGCGATTGCGGCATTGGGAGGGAACAATGCGGTTATCTATGAGTCTCCTGCTCTGGCCGGCAGTGATTGCGTGGCAGCTACGGGCTCGACCACCGGCCTGAATGGCTACCTTTGGTCGCCGAACAGGTTCTACCTTGGCCCCAGCGCTCAGGCGAGTTTGGGAAACACCGGCACCGATTCCAAACGCTTGCGTTGGGCCGGGTCGGTGTGGAACGGCAGCGCGGCAGTGGATGACTTCTGGGAGATTTACGTCAACTCGTTTCCGGGAGCCTTCAGTTCCGGATCAAACCTGATTATTTCCCACTCGTCGGTGGAGGACGGGGCAGGCAGGGTCCTGTTGCTGACGGACGAGGTGATTGCGAACCCGCGAGATGCGACGGTCTCGGTCAACAGCAACAGCTTCGCCTTCGATAATCAGGGCGCCTACTACGAGGGTGGTTCGCAGACGATGTTGTGGGAGATGGCCAACACTGTGGACCACAACGGGGCGATTCCAGTAACGTTCCGGCAGAATTTTGTTCCTATCTTCGGTAGTGCATGCTCGGGATGCTCCGCTGAGGTTGCTTTTGGGGGCTCAGGGACGCTGGGAGTCTCAGGCAATTATTCCGGTGCTCCCAAGTGGTTGTGGACTAATCTCAACGGAAACTTCAACACAGCAACCTGGGCACAGAACTTCACGGCGCCGCACACGATTACAGCGGTGGACGCCGACAGCAATACGATCCGCCCACTAGTCTCTCCCGGGTCCGATCACAAATGGGTGCAATACGTAGACAGCGCCGGAGTGCAAAACCGCACCCAGGCGGCATTCACGGATATTAGCGGAACGGCAACCGCATCACAGGTGACAGCGGCAGGCGCGGCCGGGCAAATCCAGTTCAACAACACGAGCCTGGCCGCGGACAGCAATCTTTTCTGGGACAACACGAATAAGCGCCTTGGGATTGGCCAGGCGACGCCGGCAGTCCCGTTGCACTTGAAGACCACCGGCTCCGGCGGAGCGATGCAGCTGGAGATTGAGAACGCGGCTGCCGGCGGGACCACATGGTATGTGGGAAGCACAGACAGCGGCAATGGGGCGGGCGGAGGCAAGCTTGTCATCAATAGCAGCACGAGTACGGGGTCAGCGATCCTTACCCTGGATAGCGCTACGCAAAACGTCGGCATCAGCCAGACCTCGCCAGCAAAGCCGCTGGATGTGAATGGATCGGCAAACATCGCCAAATCGCTGTTTACCGGAATCAATACGGTTGCGTTCAGCGCGACCCCGAACTTCGACCTCAATCTAGGGAATACGCAAACGATTACGCTTAGCGGCAACGTTACCAGTGCCACGATCGCGAATTCGGCGGCCGGACAGATCGTTGTCTTCATCATCTGCCAGGATGCGACCGGTGGCCGGACCTTTGTGTGGCCCGCGCAGTTTCACGGCGCTATGACGATTGGGGCTACCGCGAGCAAGTGCAGCGCGCAGGATTTCGTTGCCAAGGATGCTTCGAACTATTACGCGTTGGGGCCGGGAGTGGGAAACCAGTGAGATCGCACGACATCGCCGACATCGCACGACATCGCCGTGATCGGCGAGGAAGTATCTCGAGCTCCAGCCCGCCTCAAGCTGTCATCTCGACCGCAGCCGAAGAAACCCGCGCAGCGGGGCCTGAGGCGGAGTGGAGAGATCCCGAAAGTGTGTCCTCTGCCAAGCAGGTACGAGGTATTCTCCCCAGCAGTTCGGCAATACGACGCCAGTATCACTGGGATTAAGCAGCGTATCCAGCGCCGCTTCCAGTACCGTCTCCGGTTAGAACTCCCTGAATCGGCATTGCAGCGGAAGCATTCTCGGGATCTCTCCACTAGCCTCAGGCGCTACGCTTCTTCGGCGTCGGTCGAGATGACAGTCCGTTCCAGAGAAGCGAAAGGAAATTAATGAGGGACTTAAACATTATGGACTCAATGGACTTCTCGACTGAATTCAAGATTGTTAGCCCGTTTCCTGAAGAGTTTTATCCGTTGGTGTGGGAGTTGCTGCAAGAGTTTTCTCGCGAGACCCTGGATGATCGTTCACCGAAGAGCCTGGATGAGTTGATCGAGAAAGATCGACGCGACCGGGAGAGCGGAGGGCTCAGCTTTGCGGTGGTCGGGGAGGATGGAATACCGGTGGGTGCGGTTTGGTGTGAGGCGATCGGCGATGGATTGGGCATTGGACACCTCGTGTTTTCGCGATACGAACTCACCAGCGGACAGAAGCTGGAAGCGACAAGAGCGGCAGTTGCGATGATGTTTGCAGCGGGGATGCGAAAAATTTCGTGGTCGCTCTTCAGCGACAACCGGCCGTTTCATTTGTTTTTGCGCAAGCTAGGCGCGGTGGAAGAGGGCCGGTTGAAGGAGCAGGTGCGGCGTCATGGTGAATTGGTGGACATGTTACTGATGGCGTCATTCCCGAGGAAAGGAGAGGCGTGATGATTGCTCGGTTTCTATGGAAAGCATGGCTGCGGCCGATTCTGGGTTCAGAGTTCATCGGCACGACAGCCGCCATCATTGGCGGCCTGGCGGCCGCAGGCAGCAGCATCGCCGGAGGAGCGATGGCCTCTAGCGCCGCCAACAAAGCGGCTAAAGCTCAAGCTGATGCGGCGAATCAAGCTGCTCAGCTTCAACACGAAGATGCCCAGGCTGCGCTCGATTTCCAAAAGCAGCAATACGGCGACACGCTGCGTTTTCTTTCGCCTTACTACAACACAGGGACATCGGCGCTTGGGAATCTGGGATTCTTGATGGGCTTGCGTGTGCCGAAGACGGTGCTGACGCCCGGTGGTCCGACCGTACCGCAACCTGCTCAGTTGGGAGGCGCGGGGTTCATGTCTCCGGAGCAGAGGACGCAGTTCCTGAGCGGCATTCATCCCATGTCCAACGGGATGCCAATGCCGGTAGGCACGGACATTGGGCGAGCGACAGTACCGCTCTCGGGAGCGGCAACCAATGCCGCGCCATTGGCGGGCGATGAAGGGCAGGAATTCTTCCCCTTGAGTGGGGATATGCCTGACAATACTCCCGGTTTCTTAGGACCGCCCGACCAGAACGGGTTCTCCGGTCCCACGCACATGGTACCCAGTGGCGGAGGCGGGGTGGATCCCGTTACCGGCTTACCGACTGACGCAGGTTTCTTTGGACAAGCCGACGATCAGGCGGGTTTTGGCTCATTGATGGCGCCTTGGACGGAAACATTCGAGGCGCCGACCGACGTCACGGAACAAAACGATCCAGGCTTTCAGTTCCGGTTGAAGCAAGGACAGGACGCGCTGGAGCGTTCGGCCGCGGCGCGCGGCAACCTGTTGACCGGCGGCACGGCCAAGGACCTGACGAATTACGCGCAGGATTATGCTTCGAATGAGTACAACAATGTCTACAACCGACTGCTGAATCAGTATGTGCAGCGGTACAACATCTTCAAGCAGAATCAGAATGACCAGTACAACCGGCTCGCGTCCTTGGCAGGACTGGGCCAGACCACGGCCGGCCAGCTCAGCTCCGCAGGGCAGAACATGGCCAACAATGCCGGCAGCATCCTGATGAATTCAGGACAGCAGATCGGCAATGACATCCAGAACGCGGCATTTCAGCGAGGCAGCGGCTACGTAAACTCGGCGAATATCTGGAACAACACTCTGGGAGGCCTCGGCAACCTGGGCGTCCTCAGCTACTTGATGACAAAGAAGGGTACGTAACCCTTGATTCGTGCCACAGAGTGTTACTCGACACGGCGACCACAAGCTCTTCCACCGATTGCTTAGTCCGGGATCCAAATAACTTCTCAAGGACGGTAAGAACATGGGCGCATACCCATCAGCAGCGTCGCAGATTCGACTTCCGCGCGATCCTGTCGAAGGGATCAGGAATGTGGTATCCCTGCGCGGCATGATGCAGCAGCAAGACGTCGCTCAGCAGGATGCGCAAACACGCGCGCAACAAGCACAACAAGATGCTCAACTTCGAGCGCAGCAGATACAACGAGGCCAGGCCGCCCAACAAGATCAGGACGTGTGGCGGAAAGCTTACCAGGACAACGAGGGCGACCCGGACAAGACGATGGCGCAAGCGATCAAGAGTGGCGCTTCAGCGGGGAGCATTGAAGCATTCCAGCGGCACCAGGCAGGCTTGAAGCTTCAGCTAGCCCAGAAGGACGAGATGGAGCTGAGGAATCTGGGCACGAAGTATAACAACCTGCGCAAAGTCATGGAGCCGCTCGTGGATGAAATCAGCAACGGCACGGATGTGCACCAGGGGCAAGGCGGGGAAGGAGCGGGCCCGGATGTGCCGTCGCAAGGGCGGATACAGAACCCGGTTACGATGCGCGGCATGATGCTGGGCAAGGGTGGAGAGTGGCAAGGCGAGCCTTCGGGACGGGCAGACCACACACAGCAGAAACAAGAGCTCTGGTCGAAACAAAGGGAGATTGTCCTGGCCCATCCGGAAGCATATGGAATCAGCGACGTGAGCCAGATACCCATTGACTATCCGGGTGACGATTCCATTCGCAATCTATATGCAACGCTTGCAGGCGGACAGCGACTGGTCAGACAGGATCTGGCGCGACGACAGGCGAACGCTCCTCCAGAGAGCACAGGCGACAAGTCTCCTACACGAGTCTGGATAAGGCAAAAGGGAGAGTGGGTTCCGTATTACGAAAGGTAGGGAAGTCATGGAACAGACCGAACAATATTCCGATTTGCCTTATGGAGCGCCTCCCGAACTCAAGGTTGAATTGATTTCACCGAAGGACATTAGCGCGGAAATGCCGCAGTTTCAGACGCCAGATGACGACAGTGATCAGGTTCGGCAGGAGGCCGAGCAACCAGTCTTCGACGTTGTGAAGCGTGTCTCCGATTCCGGCGACGACGCTTACAGACGCGAACAGCGCCAAGGGGATCAGAGTACCGATTTTTCGTCCGGGGTTACTGCACAGAGACAGTCGGATGCAGAGGGATCTGCCGGCGGCGCCGTTCAGGCGGAAAATCCTGGAGTGAATGATGGCGGAACTGGGACAGAGCCGTACCATTTGGCCGAGGCTTCCGAAGCCCTCGAAGAGCAAGCTGGGCAGGGACAAGGTACAAAGAGCCAGCCGCGTCGTGAGACTTCCAGCGATCCCAAGGATCACAAGATTACCGTTACCCACCTTGAAGGTCTTCGTGGGAACCGGGCGGGCCATGTCGTCGTCAGCCTCGATGGAGGCGCGGCAGTGGGCTTTGACACGAAGAGCGGGATTTGGGATGGGCCGGCACTCGCCGGGGTAACGGTTCCAGGCGCAGTCAAGGCCCCCGATCTGTCGCAACGCAAGGTAAAGGGCCAGGTTACGATCAAAGTTACCGTGAAGGAACTAAAGGCGATATCCGACTACGTTGAGCAGAGAACTAAGGACCCTGGTGTGTATAACGAAGGTGGGCGGAACTGCACGCAGTTTATAATTGATGCGTTTGCCGCTGGCGGCCTTGAGCTCCCAAGTTCTATACTTCCCAGCGGGTTGATCGAAGATCTAAAGAAGTATCAAAAAAAACATCCGGACACCCAATAGGGGAATCAATTAGACGGCAACGTCTACAACCCGCGGCGGCGGCTTCTTTGAAAGAATTCGGGGGAGCCTATGATTAAGGTAGTTCTCACAGCGACACTGGCCGGTTTTTTAATTGCGCTATCTCTGGGAATCGCCACGTGGTACGTCCAGGGGCAAAATGCGCCCCCGGCCGGACTTGTCTATGTACTTGACAAGGTTTCATTCTGGTTGTGGCCAACCTCCATCATGCTACTGCCGACGGAAAACTCCGGGGCCTTCGCAGCAGGCGTGTACCTGGTGATTTCTTCGATTGCGAACTCGGCTGTCTATGCCATCGTGGCGTTCTGCTTAGGCATGGTTTGGAAAAAACTGTTTCGAGCTTCGCGCCTGGCACCTGCAAACAAGACTACGTAACGGCGAGATTAGTTCTCATTGGATCTACGTGGCGGGCGTTTGGGAATGTTGTCGACTGGTGACATTGCGCCCGCCCGGCGGAGCTATGATGGTCTCCCTGCCCACGCCTAGCCGGCGTTTGTCATGGCTGCGCGGGAGTGCCCTACAGTGAGCTTAACAACCATCCAACACAATTCAGTTCTACCCGAAACAACAAAAGCGTTAACAGACTGAGCGAGGTAGCAGAGGCAGATGAATCGTCCTCAGAGAAGAAGTGTCGGCAACACACTCAAGAATGAAATGAAGTATAGCCCGGCTAAAGCAGGAGTGCTGCTGGTTTGGGAAGATCCTGCCAACGGGAAGATTTACGTGGTCAACGGGCGTCATCGGCACGAGCTGGCACTGAGGACCGGCCAATCTCACGTATTGGCGATGAAGCTCAATGTTCCGACAGCGGAGGAAGCCCGGGTGATCGGTGCGGAGACGAACATAAGCGAGGGCCATGGATCCACGGTCGATGCCGCCAGGTATTTTAAGACGGCGAGAATCCGCACACGGCAAGATGCTCGAAATCGAGGGTTACCGCTGAGCGAGCCTAAAGTCCTGGATGGCATGGCGATGGCGCGACTGCATCGGCAGATTCTCAACCGTGTAGAACGCGGCGAAATTCCTGAGGGCCGTGCCGTGGCTATCGGGCGTGCGACAGAAAATCCGGCACACCACGAGGCTGCGCTGAGGGCCATCGCTCGCATGGAGCTGCGCGGGAAGAGAATTACTGACGGGCAAGCTGAATCCATCGCCAGGCAGATGGCTGAGGCTGGCACACGCGCCGAGCCGGTACAGAGCCAAGCCCGTTTACACGGTGAACACTCGCTTCTCCGGGAGCAAGCCGAGATCGATGATTATGTGCTGGGGCAAATGCGCAGAAGCCGAGACAGGCGCGCTTTCGATGCCAACGGTCGGGATCATAGTGCAAGTCAGAAAACAAGCGAGCAAAACGCCGGCCCCGCAGGCCAAGGGCTTCAACCGGACCAAGTGTATACGAGCCTGGTCAACAAGTCGGGCGCGTTGAATGACATTCGCGCCCACGCTGCGCGGAGATTGGCAGCGGGGCGAGAGCATCCTTTGAAGGTGAAGGGAGAAGCCTATTTTCGAATCAGGCGCGAACTGCAGAAGCAATTTGAAGATGGACGCCGAATGTCAGCGCGTTCGCAGAAATGAGAAAACCATGGAGCAGGACGGAAAGATCAGCAGCCACGCCTTGAGCACTGCAGCCGATGTGGTAAGAGAGCCAGGAGCGGCGGTCAACACCTATCGGCAGCGAGCGGCTTACTTGAGCCATCCGGCGGTCCAGAAGGCGCTCGCCTGGGAAAGAAAACAACGCGAGTTCGAAGAACGCAAGGCCAGCATGGGCAAGTGCAAAAATCAGAACGAAATGTGAGGTTGGAGAAGAGCGTAGATCGGATTGATTGCAACGCTCCGCGGAGCAAAAGGACCAGCATGATACGCCAAAACGTTACTCGCCTTCTCGTATTTTTGGTTTGCGCGCCTGGCTTGGGGCTATACGTCCGGGCACAAACCACGGCCATGCCAATGCCGTTTGTCGAGCCGCAGTTCTTCAACACCAATGGAATAATGTGCAGCGGGTGCAAGCTGCAGAGTTGGGCGGCCGGCACCAGCACACCACAAGCGACGTTTACGGATTCGACTGGCGGCACGCCCAATGCCAACCCGGTCATCCTGGATTCGGCGGGGCGGGCGAATATCTACCTGAGCAATCTCAGCTATAAACTCCAGCTACAGACCTCGGCGGGTGTGCCCATCTGGACGGTGGATAACATCACGGCGGCAAACCTGAATTCGGTGGCCAGCACGACGTCTGCGAATTGCACGAGTCCGGGGCCGGCCTCGGCGGGATTCGTGAGGATGTGCAACGGCGACATCATCAACTGGCGCAACATCGCCAACGGCGCGAACATCGGGTTGAGCCAGGGCGGCGCGGCAGGGACGGGCACCGGCAACCTGGCCGACGTGCTGCGCTACGGCGGCGCCGCTACGGGCGGGATGCAGGCCAATCGTTTTATGGACTTCTCGGCGGCTCCAGCGCAGTCCGGAGCGTTTGGCTGCGGCAACAACGTGCCCTGCGTCACCGCGAGGAACGCCGCAGGCAACGGCGACATCACGGCGCTTCAGGTGAATGCGCTGAACCAGACGCTGGTGGGGGGAGCCGCGGGCATCATTATTAATGGCGGCGCGGCGCTTACCACCAGCAATCAGACGGGGTCGGGTTCGATCGCGATGTCAGACTCGCCCACGTTTACGACAACGGTTGCAAGCGTGAATTTCAAAACGTCTGCGGCGAACCCGGCAGGAGCCGGGATCTTCCGGTGCGCCAACAACCAGGCCTGCCTCTATGCACGTAATGCGGCGAATAACGCCGATGTGGAGGTGGCGTCGCTGGATTCATCGAACCAGGTGAGTTTGGCAGGGGCCTCGGGGGGAAATTCCGGCAATGTGGTTAATGTGCCGAAGATTCGGGTTAATGGTGGGGTGGTGAACTCTGGGGCGGGGGTAATGCACGTGAGGGTGGCGAGCTGCACAACCCCTGCCTCAGCGAATTCAGGTTGCAATACAACAATAAGTTGGCCGGGAACGTGGGCAGATACAAATTACACCGCGCAGTGTACGTTGAGCGATGCTTCGCCAGTTAGCTCGGTAATGGTCTTTGGAACGGGTACCAAAACGACAACGACTATGATCGTCGGCATTCTTAACATTCCTGGAAGTACTTTTGCAGGAAGCGGAACGATTAATTGCATTGGCGTACATGATTAGGTTGTCCTCCGGAAATCCCAGACGTACAGCGGGCTCCGGAGCGGTCGCCGCAATCAATATGAGGATGGATGGATTCCGAGGCTCGCCTAGGCCTTGTTTATTTCAGAACGCCAATAAGCTGAACGGATTGGCCGGTCGCGCACGCTTGACCACCTCCCCATGCTCCTGCTTGCAGACAATAACCTGAAGGGAGTTGACGACGGTGGAGACTAACAACCGTGCCAGAAGGAAGAAATTGTGGTGTTGGGTAGTTATACGTAATTTGACGGTTGCCCACTCCGTCCGAATGCTTGTCATATTGTTGTTGCGTACTGTAGCTGCGGCCGTCCGGACGCGTGAAAGTAACAATCAGGTCCCACTCGAACACGCTACCGCTGTTTGATCCCATTTGCACGATCATTTGCTGAACGGAGTGGTCAAACTTGAGGGCATAACTTTGGTCCTGCACTGTTCCTATGTCGCAGGCTTGGTCTGTCGCAAACCACAAATAGTCACCGGTTTCTTGTACACCGTTGTAGAAGTTTTCTGGAAAGCATTGCGGACCAGCTGCATGGACAACAGGAGGCGTGGCTGAATGGATTCCTCCGCAGCCGACAAGCAATAGAGCGGTGCAGACCAAAATTGCGAGCAAAGCGACGCGAAACTGCATACATCCTCTCTTTCCAAATGCATGTGGAACGAATTATACGATAACCCGATCGGCATGGCCCCAATACGTTTTCTCGAAAACTCCCGGAGTAATGCCTCCTTTTTCCCCTGCCCGTCTGAAGGTGTTCTGTTGATGAGGGATGTGGTGCCCTGTTGGTGTGGGCGCGGATAATTACCATGTTGATTCATTTCTTTCATGTTGAAGGCCTTGCGGCCGCGGCTGCTATTCTCGGATTTGCTTGGGGAATCGTGCGCTGGCTCTATCGGAGCGCTGTTGCGTTTCAAGCAGCCACGAAGTTCGTCGAGGATATGGGGACCAACCATCTCCCGCACATTTATGAGCGGCTGGGGCAGATCGATTACCGTCTTGGAATCGAGCCGAAGCAGCCACCTTCCATAAAGTTTTCTGATTAAGTTGTAGTACTGCGAGTTACGGCATTCGTTCCTGTACCTACTTAAAGTGCCTGCCAAGTGGTGGAAGTCTGGCCACTGCGTTCCTTAGAAGATTCGCTCCCTCACATTCTGTTCCCAAATATATGAGCGACTTTGCCAAGGCTATCGAAGAGATCATCGCCACACATGAAGGCGGATTTCAGAAGCGCGCGGACGATCCGGGCAATTGGACGCCCGATGGAGAGCTCCGAGGCACGAAGTACGGCATCTCAGCCCGTTCATTTCCCGATGTCGATATTGAGTTGCTCACGCTGACGGAAGCAGAAGAACTTTATCGCAAAGTTTGGGGCGTGTTTGCAGCACTGGAAGACCAGCGGGTCCTCACCAAAGTTCTGGATCTTGCCGTGAACATGCAGTGGGCCGGCCACGGACCGGCCACGAAAATTCTGCAAAGAGCGGTAATTGTGTGCGGCGGACAGCTGGTTGTTGACGGCAGCTTTGGCCAGGCTACGGCGAGCGAGGCCAACGCGATCGATCCCTCGTGGCTGATCGATGCCATTTGTCGCGAGGCGAAGGCTCACTACGCGGAAATTGAGGCGGCTAGGCCGGAGATGGGCGCCTGGTTCAAGGCGTGGAATCATCGGGCGGTGTGGAAGCCAAGATGATGGCAGGGACAGCGACGAATGGACATGAATGGACGGGCATGGAGATGAGTGGACATGTGGTTGCTGGACTGCTTGTTCAGACCAGGCGCGGGATGGGTTGGGAGCATAGTTTATGA